TTCGTCGCGCCCACGAAGGCCGCCACCTGTCGGGAGAAGCTGGCGCCCTTGCGGACCTTGGCGTCCGTGCGGCTGACGGTGCTCATGTCGAGGCCACCCGCAGCGTGTAGAGGATGGGCGTCCCGCCCAACTGCACGGGCGGGTCCGTCGCCAGGACAGTCCAGGTGCGGCCCTCCAGCGGGCCCACCTCGTCACCTGGCGCCGGCACCACGGACAGGCCGCCGGCCGCCACCAGCAGCTTGCGGCGCGCGGCGCGCACCGTGCTGCCCTTCGCCAGCGAGTCGCCCTCCTTGTCCTGCCCGCTGTCGGCCTGCACCTGCACCGTCACCGGGTACGTGGCCACCGCCACGGCCGGCGCCGAGGTGGCAACGTCGTACGCCCCCACCGTGCGCCGGGTGAGCGTCGCCGCCTGGCCGTACTTCTTCAGCAGGGCGAGGGACTTGCGCACCAGCCTGTCCGCCTGGGCACTCACCCTCGCACCACCTGCAGGGAGCCAATGCCCGGCCGCGTGCGCACCAGCGGCGACAGCACCTGCGCCACCTGGGCCGGAATGGGCACGTGCGTCTCCGCCGTCGTCTTCAGGGGGCCGACCTGGACGCCGCTGTCCACCACGGGCCCCAGCCCTGCCGTCCAGTCCTCGGGCATGAGGCGGAAGGCGAACTCCGCCACCGCGCCACGCAGGCGCAGCGGCACCGTGAGGGGCGACACGTCCACCCCGTCCAGCCGCACGCCACGCCGGGGCCACGCCAGCGCCTGGGCCTCGCTGACGCGCGCCCCCAGGTACTGGTAGTGGGTGTCCAAGAGACTCGTGGCCCACTTCAGGTGGCGCTCCTTCTGCTCCACCGTGGCGGCCTCCCACGCGGCGTTGTGCGCTCGCGCGGAGTGGTAGGCGTCCGCCTCCACCAGGGTGCAGTACGAGTCGGCGGCAGGGCCGCCCGGCGTCGCGTCAATGGGCATGGGCGGTTGCTCCTTGGCCTACTCGCCCTTCGGCGCCTTGAAGGCCTTCGGCGCCTTGGGGCCCTTCGCGTCGGTCGGGGCGGGCTCTTCCGGGGCCTTCGCCAGCTCCGTCGCCGCCTTCGCCTCGCGCGCCTCGGACAGGAGCTTCTCCAGCTCTGACGGCGCCAGAGCTCTGGCGCTCGCCGCCTTCGCCTCGCGCAGCTCTGCCCGGAGGCGCTCCATCTCCGCCTGCTGCGAGTCGATGTGCGACTTCGCGTCCTCCAGCGCAGACACCAGCTTCGGGTCTGCGGCACCGGCGGACTCCGCGCTCGCCTTCTCCTTCACCCACTTCGCCTGGGCCTCCTCGTACTCGCGCGAGTCCACCTGGAAGGCGCTGTGGTACTTGCCGAGAATGTGGAGGGCCGTCGCCGCGTGTCTCGGCACCTCGGCCACGCCGTCCTTGAAGTCGAAGCCCGCGAGGCTGCACGTCTCCCCCTCGCGCGGACCCACCAACGCCACGTCCACCGTCAGTCGGTTTCCAGCCATGTGTTGCTCCACAGGGAATGCGCCCAGCACATGCCGGGCGCGAGGTTGAGGGCCGCACCCGCCCAGGCAGGAAGTCCCCGCGGGCAGGCCCAGCCGAAAAGCGCGTCGCTCAGTTCTTCACGCCCTGGAGCACCGCCAGCCCCAGGTCGCTGAACACCGCCAGCCCGCAGTAGAACTTCACGCGGGTGATGGACTCGTCCTTCGACTCCGCCTCGCCGATTTCCGCGACGTGGATGCCCATCTGCTTCTTCGCGTGCAGCCCGGCGATGCCCACCTTGCGGGTGCCGTCGTCCAGGCACCCGGCGAGGATGCTGGTGCAGGTGGTGCTGGTGCCCTGCGTCTGATTGGTGGGAATCCAGTCGTTCCGGAAGATGGGGACACCCTCGTACACGAGGACCTCCTCCACGCCGTCCGCCAGCTCCACCGTCTCGATGATGCCGGCTCCGCCCTGCGTACGCAGCAGCGTCTTGAAGGAGCGAATGGTGCGGCCCGGCATCATGAAGAAGTCGAGCTTCCCGTCCTTCGCGGTGACCTTCTGCCGGAGCTGGTCCAGCAGGTCGAAGGAGAGGTCAGCGCCGTTCGGCCCGGCCACCAGCGTCTGGCCCGCGCTCGCCAGCCCCAGCAGGCCCTCGAACTCGTCATTGGCGCCGGTGCCATTGACGAGCAGGTTGGCGTACTTGCGGCCCACCGCCTTGGCCTTGCCCGCCACCTGGAGCGACTTCTGGTCGGTGGTGTCCGAGTGCGTCGCCTCGATGAAGTTGTCCACCTCGGCGTCGCCGATGATGCGCTTCAGTGCGCTCGTCACCTGGACGAAGGTGGTGGGCGACTTGGCGGTGATGGTGCCGCCGACGCCCAGCATCTGCACGTCGCCCAGCGAGGACTCGCGGTTGTAGACAATGGCGGGCCCCTCAACCGGGACGAAGGGGAGCACCTGGTAGAAGGAGTCAACGGTGACGATGCTCTCGATGATGCCGCCGACGAGATCGTCCTGAGTGAGCTTGCCAGCCTCGACAAGGGTAATGGAAGACATAGGAAGGCGCTCCTCCTCGGAGCGAGGGAAAGAACGGCAGAGGGAAGGCGCGCCAAGGGCGGGGCTGCGGGGAGCCTTTGGCGACGTCTGGCTTTGAGGAAGAGTGACTGCCTCCGGGAATCCCTCCCGGTTTGTCGCGAGCCGCATCACGCGCACCCGCGACGGGTGCTACTTCTTCAACCCCTTGGAGATACGTCCCACCGGGGTCAGTTTGCCGCTACTCCCGGGAATCCCTCCCGAGTTCGCCCCCGAGGGCGTCCCGCCGCCCGAGGAACCCGTGCCCTTGAAGGCACGAGCGAAGCGCGGGTCCTTCTTGAGCTCCAGGACGTACTCTTCGACCGTCATGGGGCTGCCCGACTTGCTGTCGCGAGGGTTGCCCTTCTCGTCAGTAATTCGGACCAAAAATTCGCCGTCTTCCTCGACCAAAGTCACGTTGGGCGCGACGATTGGTAAGAGAAGATCGACAGCCCCTTCATTTTTCACGAGCGCGTCGCGGACGGCGGACTCGGCGATGCGGGTGTGGAGAACGGACGTCAGCCGCTTCACCTCGGCATCTTTCTCGCCCAGGGTCTTGGTGTGGTTCGCCTCCAGCGTGGTGCGCTGCTTCTCCCACGCCTCCGCGCCCTCCTTCCCCTTACGCGCTTCGGCCAGTTCCGCGCGCAAGTCGGCCACCAGCCTCTCGACTTCCTCCGGCGCCTTCCCCAGCTTCGTGAATCCGGCGAGCTGGTTCTTCAGCTCCTTGCCAATGTCGCGCTCCTTCTTCAGCGTGTTGGCGAGGGCGGAGGTGTCCAGCCGCTTCGCCAGCTCCCCGTCGAGGGTGAACTTCGGGGCCTCGCCCTCCGCGCCGTCCTTCTTCGCGTACAGCCCGCGGTACGTCTCGGGCACCTCGTCCAGCTTCTCCAGCTCCGGCTGCCACTCGAACGGCATGTGCGTCTTCTCCTCTCGTCCTGCGCGCGGGTCCGTTACAACTTCGCCCGCTTGAAAGCCGCGGCCTCCGCCGCGTGCAGTTGCTCCAGCGTCAGCGTCTTCCCGCTGGCGTCGGTGAAGCGCCCCAACGGCAAGCGGCCGTCACGCCACAGCCGGGCGCGCGTGGGCCCGAGGACCTCGTCCTGGAATGGCGTGGGCTGCTTCCGGAGCCACTCCTCGTAGGACAGGCCCTTGGGCACCTGGCCGACGTTCTCCCGCGTCCACTTCTGGCGTTGGCGAGAGATGGCGGCCGCGCGGTCTATCTCGGACATGGCTTTCCAGCGCGCCTCGCCCGCCTTGGCCTTGGCCTCGGCACGGAAGTCGATGTCCCGTTGACGCCTTGTGCGTGTGTCCGTGACAGAGGGCCGGTCTCCCACCATTTTCACGCCGTCAATGACTGGCGACGTGGTTGTGCGGCAGCCTCGGTGGAAAGGAGGACGGCGTCCGTCGCGCACGGGGAACACCTTCCCGTCCAGCGCCATGCACCCCAGCGTGGTGCGGCCATCGAGGGTGGCCACCAAGCGGACGAACTGGACGATGTCCGCGTTCGCCTTGAACACCTCCTCCCGGGCCTGGGTGGAGACGTGGTTGGTGGCGGTGCGAATCACCGACTCCGCGTTGCGCCGGCTCGTCTCCAGTATCCCGTTGGAGTAGCCCTCGGCTCGGGTGCCCATGACTTCGCGCACCATCTGCTGCGTCGTCTTGCCCTCCACCACGCCCTGGCGCACGACGCGCCCCAGCCTGTCCACGTCGGCGGGGGCGAGGGCGTCCGCCCAGTCCTTCAGCACGTGCCCCTCGAAGGGCCGAGAGAATGCGGCCGCGTGCAGCACCTCCGCGGTGGGCGTGGCCACGGACAGCTCGACGATGAGCGTCTCCCGCAGCACCGCCGCCTGCCACCTGGCCTCGTGCAGCGCGAAGGCGCCCAGCTCCTCAGTCATGAGGCCCATCGCCGTGCCGTACGCCTCGGCGCGCACGCCGCCCACCCTGGCCAGCATCTCCTCCATGCGCCGCGTCACCTGGGGCCCGGCGTCGTACCCGCCCGCCGCCTCAATGCGGGACAGGCGCTTCGTCAGCTCGGCTTCCAGGTCCTCCTCGGACTCGTTGAGGACCTCCACCACGCGGCGGACGAGGCCTGCCTTGTAGCGCTCCACCTGCACCCCGTGGGCGATGGAGCGCTCCAGCAGCTCCTCGTTCATCGTCGGGCCGGTGCTCACCAGCAGCCCCAGGGAAGGCAGTCGTTGGACCCGACGGCGGTTTCCACCCGGACGTCCGTAGCGGAACTCGGCGTGGCGCCCACCGCACGCACGACCGTGGTGAACTCCGGCCGGGGCAGGAAGACAGCGTGAAAGACGCGCGTCACCTGGACGGAGTGCACCACCGTGCGCTCGAGGATCTCCTCGTTGGCCGTGCGGGTGGTGCCGCTCACCGGCGCGCCCTCCACCGCGCGAAGAAGGCGCGCAGCCCCGCGCGGTCCAGTTCCACGGCCCCAGCCTCGAGCGCCGCCGCTCGGCGCGGGGGCGTCAGGTCGTAGTGCGGCTTGCTCGCCTTGGGCGGGGCCTGAAACCACTCACGCTTCAGGCCGATGCGGGCCGCGAAGGCGTGCAACTCCTCCTCCCCGCCCGGGTCGCAGGAGAGGTGGCACCACTGGTGCCCGTGGGGCGCGCCTGCCCGACGGGTGGCCGCATCCTTCGGTGGCGGGTGCGGGACGAGCTGGTCGACGTAGACGCTCACGCGTCACCGCCGCGCGTGCACTGGCACTCGGTGGCGGACGTCCACGCCGGACACCCCGTCTCCGCCGGGTGCCACCGGGCACCAGCCACGACGAGGAAGAGTTCACTCATGTGCCGGACGAAGAGCTCGTCGCCCACGCGGACCATGCGGCCACCAGGGATGGCCGGGGTGACGAGGAGGGCAACGTCAATGCGCATGCCCCCCAGGCTCACCCGTGCCGAGGACACCTTCCGAAGTGGCAACCGGTTAGGGCTCGCGCGTCACGCCCGTTCGGGTAGTGTCACCCAACCACACGCAGAGAGGGAGTGAATGGCAAAGGCAAAGGCAGGGTTTCAGATCGGCGACATCGTAAGGCTCAAGAGCGGCGGCCCAAACATGACGGTGAAGTTTCAGTATGCAACCGGCAACTACTCTTACAAATGTCAATGGTTCGCGGGCAAAAAACTAGAGGAGGGGGAGTTCCCTATAGACTCGTTGGAACGCGCCCCGGCGAATCCACCACCCCCTTCCCCTGGCACGAGCGGGCAGAGCACATGACCCCCGCCGACGCGGCCAACTGGATGCTTGGCCACCTCCACCGCGACGCGTGCCTCTATCAAGACGACGTCGTCGACATGCTGGTGAAGCACGGCGCAGACGCGTTGTTGCGTGAAAATGCCGACGGCAACGTCGTGCTCGCCAAGCCGCTCCTCGACGCGTTCATGGCGCTCACCACCGAGACAGTCGTGTGGGTCAAGCCAGAGCGCTACTGGCGGTGGCGTGTCCCCGAAGATGAGCCCGGTCGCGACCAACGCGGTTGACGAGGTCGATGATTGGCAGGGGCGCTGCGGCCTTCACCGCGTCCGCACCCTCACGAGCGCTCCCACTTCGGGTACGGCAGGCTGGGCGGAAGACGCCGGCGGACAGCGGGACGCAGCCCCCACAGGTAGCGGTGATTGCCCCGGTGGCGCTGTCGGCGCGTCACCCGGGGCAGCCACTCCCGGAGCCAGCCGCGCAGGTCCTCGCCAGGCGCCGGCCACTGGGCGCCGGACTCCACCAGCTGCGCCACGGCGTACCGCCAGCCCTGCTCCCTCGCCCTCACCTTCTGGGCGGCGCGCGCGCTGAACACCGTCCCGTCGGGCAGCAGGTGCAGCGTGCGCGGCGTCGCCCGTCCCCGGTACACCGCGTTGTGCGCCTGGTAGATGGTGCCCACGTGCCCGGGGAACACCAGCTCGCCGCTCGCGGTGGTGCGGGCCTCCGGGTCCGCGAACGACTGGACGCCCACCACCCCGTCGCGCGCCAGCACCTCGAAGGCCCGCGCGAGGAACCACGTCTCCCCGTTGGCGGGCACCTCGTCGAGCAGCACGAAGCGCCCGAGCTCCACGGAGGACGCCGCCCCGCCGGGGAACACGGCCAGCGACTTGTCGTTGACTGGCTGGGACAGCACCGCCACGCCCACCAGCGCGCCGCGCCGGTGAAGGCCAAAGCGCCACCGCGCCGCTGGGTAGGAGCCGCTGTAGTGGTGCGCCTCGACGAAGGCGCGCGCCTCGGTGTCTCGGGCGAGCGTGGCCACCTCGTACTCGCGCGTCTGGATGGGCTCCCCCGCCGGCCGGTAGCTGGCCCGCCTCGCGCCCCACCGCTGAACACAGGCCGTCAGCACCGCTCACCCGCTCTCGCCCCCCGAAGCGCGCGCAGCTCCGCCAGCAGGCCCAGCACCACGCGGGGCTGGAAGGCCAGCACGTGGCGCGCTCGGTCCGGCACGGCCGCCACCGGCCCAGCCACGTGCAGGAAGGCGCCCGCCGAGCACACGGCGGCGACACGGGCCGTGCTGCGGGACTCCAGGGGCAGATGAACGCTCGATGCCGGGTCCTCGGCCAGGTGGGGCGACGTCTCTGCCGTCTCCAGAGTCCAGCCCTCGTCGTGCCGGGCGGCCGCGCGGGCCACGCGCCCGAGCTCTTCCAGGTCCAGCTCGCCGGCAGCCTGTTCTGCGGTGCGCACCGTCTGCCCAGGTTCCGAGGAGTTTCCTCCCGGTTCCCCTGTCGTTTCGGGCGCCTCACCGTGCGCACCAACCAGGCGCGCCAATGCCTCCCGCACCGCGCGCTGCTCAAGCGCGGCCGCACAGTGGACGCAGGCCGTGAGGCGGCTGGCGTCCATCGGCTCTGAGCAGCAGGAGCAGCGAGGCCAGCGGCGCGCCCTCACCCCGGGTGCCTCCCACCGCGGTGGCGTGGCTCCGCACCGAGTGCAGGTGGCGCAGGCCTCCCTGAGCCGCTCCCCGCACTCGCACCGAGCCGCTGACGCCCCCTCCACATCGGCGAGCACGGACGCCACCTTCAACGCCAGCTCGGCCCCCATGGCACGGAGCCGCTTCACGCAGCACCTCCAGCGGGGGCAGCGGGTTGCCCTTGCGCGGGCTGTTCGCCGCTGGACTCCTTCGCCCCCTGGTCGGGCTGCTGGGGCCGGGGCTCGTCCTTCGGCTCCGAGCGAAGCGTGCCCAGCCTGGGCCCCTCGGCCTCGAGGTAGTCCGCGTCCAGCTCCTCGTCGAAGTCCGAGGAGAGGGTGCTCCGGCGCTGCAGCTCCTTCAGGAACGTCTTCCGGGAGATGTCGCCGGCAGCCCGTGCCTTGAAGAGCACCTCCAGCCCCTGCGCGTCCCCCTCCTCCACGCCGAAGTCCGTGTGGACGGACACCTTCAGCTTGTCGTCCGGCACGTCCAGGGACACCCACTGGGCCGCGAAGTGGAAGGCCAGGGCCAGCGAATCGCCGAAGCGGCGGGCCATGGACTGGAGCTTCGAGTAGCTCTGCCCGGTGTTGATGTCCTTCTCCGTCGCCGTGGTGTTGCTCTTCCTGCGGACGACCAGCTCGATGCTTAGCGCCGCCATCTGGTCCTCCAGGCGCTCCAGGTCCTTCGCACCGGCCTCGATGGCAGCCCCGGTATGCTCGACGTAGTAGAACTTCCCCTGGGGGTTGGTGGTGGTGAGTAGCGAGTGGGGGCCGATGGTGATGCCGCCCTGCCCTCTCGACTTCCCGAGGAACTCTACGTCCTCGGCGCTCATCCCTTCCGTGCTGGTGCGCTCTTCCCGCGGCGACTCCTCCGCCACACCCGAGGCCGCCAGGATTGGGAACCGCGCCACGGTGAGGATGTTTCGCTGGTCACTGGCGGACTGCCAGTGCTCCAGGTTCTTCTCCACCAGGGACAGCAACGGCGGGCGGATGAGCATGAAGCCCTTCGGCTTGCCCGCGTACCAGGTGACGAGGGGGATGAAGCCCAGCGTGTTCTCCCCGCCGTCGACCAGCGTCCATGCGCCTTTCCCCTCCCGCTCGAAGAGTTTCCACTCCTCCCGCTCGATGACGCGCACCCGCTCCACGGCGACTTCGTCGTAGCCGGACACCTTCGTCACGACCTCGCTGATGCGGACCTGCGTCAGCACCTGGGCGCCGCCCTCCACGGTGGCGTAGGCAGCCAGGAGCGCGTCAGCGGGCACGTGGACGAAGTAGGGGCGGATGTCCGCCTCCACCTCGTCCGCCCGCGTCTGCACCTGGGCCCTGTCCACCTTGGGGAAGTCGACGAGGATGTGCGTCAGCCCCTTGCCCAGCCCGTCCGTGAAGACGTTGCGGGCCCAGGACGTCAAGTCGTTGCCCTGCCTGTCCACGTCGCCCACGAGGTTGTGCAGCTCCTCGGGCGCGGAGTCGGCCAGCACCACCGGCTTGGTGAAGGGCATCTCCGCCAGCGTGGAGAGGGACGTCTCGAAGTAGTTGAAGAGGAAGCTGCGCTGGAGGCGCTCGTTGTAGGCCTCGTCGGACTCGCGGGCGTGCCGAGGCAGGTACGTCGTCGCAGCGGCGCGCATCGCCTCCGTGCCCCCCTGGAGGGCCTTCACCATGGCCCAGTGCGGCTCCATCGCCTTGTAGGCGCTGCTCTTGTTGCTCACATCGGACGTCATGGGCGGGCCCTCTCTGCATGGCCGGGGCGGCGGAGGTGGACGTACTGCCAGGCCCGGAGGGACAGCCGGGACAGGCGCGTGGACTTCCGGAATTCGAGGTAGGCGTAGAAGCGCAGCACCAGCACGGTGGAGTCCCGCCGGGCGGCACGGGGCAACCCGCGCCCGCGCAGGCGCCAGGTGGAGGCGGCACGGCGGCGCGCGGCCACCGGCGGGGTGGGCGTGCGGCCGGTGGCGCTCACGTGGACACCAGACGGAAGGGGCCGCGCACGTCCGTGTTGCCACGCTCCGCCGCTCGCAGGGCCAGGCGCACCCGGGCATTGGGCGCCATGGCATGGGTGGCAAACAGGGCGCCCCTGGCGAGGTCCGCCCCGCTGCCCACGGCGTCGAAGGCGTCGCGTGGCTCTCCCACGTGGAAGTCACCCTCGACGCGGAAGAGACGCGCATGGACGCCCACCAGGAAGACTCCTCCCAACTCCTGGCCGGACTCCACCCGCGCCCAGCCCGCCGTCTTCAGCGCCTCGCGCAGGGTGTCCACGAAGGCCGTGGCCATGTAGCGCATGAGGGCGCCGTCCTGGGTGGGCGGGGCCGGCGGCGAAAAGGCGTACCGCAGCACCTGCCCCATCCGGTACGAGGACGTGAAGCCCATGACGAAGGGCCCCGTTCGGAACACCTTCTCGTCCCTGCGGAGGACGAGCTGCACGCCCGCTGCCCCGGCACTGTCCCCGCCCAGGCACACGCGGCCCTTCGCCACCACTCCAGCAATGCACGTCACGCTGCCACCTCGGGCGTCATGCGGCGGACGGCGGACTCGCCGCGCACCAGGGTGAAGAGAGAGGCCACGGCGTCACCCATGTCGGCCGGGCCCGCCAGCAGCAGGTGCAGCGCCTCAGGCCGGGAGGGCGTCAGCGCCCCCTGAATGGAGGCCACGTCCGTCGCGGACAGCACCGCGGGGCCGCCCGGGTGGGTGTGCCAGTCGCCCAGGTAGTGCAGCTCTGGGTGGACACGCGCCACCAGCCGGGTGTCCCGCGCCCCGTCCGACTCGTAGCCCAGGCGGCTGCGACGCGCGCGCCTTCCCGGGCCCGTCAGCGCCAGCACGTGGGCCTCGCCGTCCACCACCTGCCCCAGCAGCAGCCCGCCCGTCTCTAGCGGTGCACGCACCCGGGCCAGGCGCTGGGCCTTCGCTAGCACCACGCTCCGCACCCAGACGCGGTACGGGCCGGACACGTACAGGACGGCACCAGGTGCCTGCGCCATGGCGCACGCTGCGCTCACCGGTAGCTCCCCACCTTGAAGGTGTCGGCATCCTTGCCCAGCATCAGCTCCGTCAGCGCCCACACCGCGGCATCCATGCGGTTGGGGCTCCAGGTGGACTCCCCGGGCACCCAGGTCGTCATCTCGTCCTCGAGGGCAGGCAGCAGGCCTACGTGGTGCACCTTCCCGCGCTCGTACAGGGCGGCCACAGGCTCGGCGCGCTTCGCCTTGCCGCGAGAGGCCGTCACCACCTTCACGTTGACGGGCCTGCGCATCTCCTTCGCCTTGCTGCGAATGGTGGTCTCCACCATGTCGCCGCCGAAGTTCTTCTCGCCCACCACGGCGTCGGCCGACTCCCGCTCGTAGGCCGCCAGCGCCTTCGTGGCCCACGCCTCGGCGGAGAGCTTCCCAGAGGCGTCCAGCCACACGTAGGCGTGCCCGTTGGAGGCCTTGCCGGCGCAGACAATGCCCACCTCGTCGTTGCTAGGGCCGTCCCCGCCTGCCGGGTCCACAGCCACCACCACGCGCACCATGGGCAACGGCTTGCCCTCGGCGTCCACCGGGCGAGGGGCGCGCGTGTTCTCCAGCGTCTCAGGAGTCCACAGGGCGCCCACCGCCGCCGCCTTGAAGGCCTCCTCCACCGTCGCCGGGTACTCGCGCCGGAAGTCGGCCACGCCCTTCTCGAAGGCCGACACCTTCGAGCGGCGCCACGCCAACTGCCCGTCGTCCAGGGCGTAGCCGTGCACCTTGTGGCACAGCTCCGCGTACCGCACCTCTTCGGAGGAGCGCTCAAAGCCCGCTGGCACCGGCAACCGGTACTCGTCCTGCCAGAACCAGGGGATGAAGATGAGCTCGTACTCGTTCTCCCCCTTCTGCGCCGCGAGGCAGAGCCGGTAGAAGAGTCCCTGCGGCCCGTCGCTGGTGGACTCGAGGATGATCTCCGTCCCCGGCACGTTGCCCACGGCCTCCAGCACGCCGCGCATGTGGCCCGAGGCGTTGGGCCAGAAGGCGACTTCCGAGCCGTGGAAGTACTGCAGGGTGGAGCTGCGGCCCGTCCCCTTGCTGCCTGCGGTGCCCACCTTGTAGCCACTCGCGAGCTTGTCGAAGATCAGCTCCTTCGCGTTGGACGCGCTCGTGGTGGGCTTCGCGAGCGCCGGGCAGTGCTCGTGGTACGTCTTCGCCATTTTGAAGAGGTTCGCCGTCGCCGGGTCCTCGTGCGTGAGGATGTAGGCGCTCACGCCCTTCCGGTGCGACACCCGCCAGTAGAAGCGCGCCTCCACGTACGTGCTGCACCCCTGCTGGCGCCCCTTGAGGATGATGGCGCGCACCCTCCCCGTCTTCCGGAGCTGCGCCTCCAGCCTCTCGTGCAGGTACAGCTGAGCCTTGTTCAGCTTCAGCCGCGGCAGCTCCGCCCCAGACACCTCCTTCGGGCGGATGCGCAGGCACTTCTCCGCGTAGTGGGGGAAGTCGTCCTTCAGCCGCTGGCGGATGGCCTTCTCTCGCGGCGACAGCTCCTCCTGCGCGTCCTGCGCCACCGGCCGCCCACCACGCCCCCTCAGCTCGCGCGGCTGACGGCGCCGAGCCACCTGCGAACGGAGGGAGGGCTTCTTCCGCGCCTGCCGGGCCGCGCTCACTCCAGCTCCCCCAGCGCTTCCTCGTGGCTCTTCTTCACCTCCGTCAGCTCCACCTTGTCGGTGAACAGCTTCAGGTACTTGCCGAGCAGCTCCAGCGCCTTGTCCTTCGGCCAGAGCTTCAGCTTCGTCACCGTACCGACCTGGACGCGCTCCTCCCCCTTCCCCGCGAAGAGCTCTTCCACCTCGATGCTGGAGATGGCGCGGCGGAAGTCCTCGGGCATGTCCTTCAACGCGAGCAACCCACCGCGCTCGCCCACGCCCTGGCCGATGTCGGAGAAGGCGATACGCCGCAGCTCGCGGATGACCTCGGCCACCTCGACGACGACCTCGTCCTTCACGGCCTCATCGAGGGCCGCCTGGCCAGCCTCCACGGCCGCCAGAACCTTGGCATTCCTCAACAGGCGGGAGCCCTGGGACTCCGCCGTCGCCTCGGAGTACCCGGCGCGGATGGCGGCCTGGGTAGCGTTGGAGTCCTTCAGGTACTCCCGGACGAAGGCCTCCTGCTTCGCCGTCAGCGCGCGCGACGAGTCAGCCGGTGCCTTCCGGGTCTCCTGCATGCTGGGCGTGCTGGGACGCTTTCCTGCCACAGCGCCGAGTGTTGGCGCGTGCGGGGACGGCGTCCGTCACCTACAGCAAGGCCGGTGGTATGGGTGGGACGAGAGGTGAGGGTTGAGCGAGCCGAAGTTCGAAACGCTGGGCGCTGTGTTCGAGAGCGTTGCAACGCGCAATTGGCGCCACTCGCTGTATGGCGCCACGCGGCCCCCGTGGACGGCGGACACGCAGTGCGTCGTCTTGGAGCGAGATACCTACTCCACGGAGGTGCCGGAGTTCGCCGCGAAGCAATCCCTCCGAGAAGTGCTGTCCGTCCACCAAGTCCAGGACATCGTCGAGAACGCCCGCCAGCAGCTTCCGGCCCCAAGCGTTGATGACCTGGTCCGGGCGTTCAACTTCTACTTCGCCCGGGATGCGTTCATTCGGTTCTGACCCGAGACTCCCCCCGCACCGCCCTGCCCCACGCCTCGACGACGCGCTGGACGCGGGCCAGCCGCATCGCCACGGCCTGCGGGGAGACTCCGCGCGCGCGGGCCACCTCGGCGCCGGAGCGGCCCTCCATCGCACACCCCCACCAGGTCTCGAAGGCCTCGTGCGCCTGACGGCGGGCCACATCCCCATCCCGCCCTTGGACCAGCCGGGCGACAATCTCCGCCTCCGCCCTCCGCGACAGCTCCCGGGCATCGCTGGCGGCGCCCTCCTCCTCGAGCTCGGCCGCGAGCCGGCTGGCGAAGGTGTCCAGGTCGCTGCCGGGGAGCAATTCGTCCAAGCTCGTCGTCTCGGGGTGTCGGTGGATGAAGCGCGACATCACCGCCTGAACACGCATTCGGAGGTACCAGGGGAATCGGCTCTCGGAGGGCACCCACCGCTGGGCGGCACTCACCAGCGCATCGGCAGCCAGCCCCGCGGCCTCGTCCTCGTGGTGCCCGAGCCCAGCCCCGTGCAGGCGCTTCAACGTCAGCCCCAGGGCCAGCGGGCGCCACCGTTCACAGAGACGCTGCTGGTCCACCGTCAGGGGGCGGGCAGCCCCTTCTTCACCATCCGTCGACTCGCCCCGGGCGCGGGACTCAACACCTGCCATGCCTCAGAGTGTCGGGGAGGGCGGGGACGGCGTCCGAGACCTACCTACTGGAGGCGCGCTTGCCGCTGGCCGCGTTCACACCCCGTCGCAC